GGTTCCGCAATCAACACTATCGGTTTCGTCAGGATGTGGAATGTTACTGAAAAACTCAACACTATATAGACCGTATTCGGGTTCAGTGAAAATACATAAGGCTTCGTTAAGTTCCGCCCCAAACAATCTATATCCCAACTCATCTAATTTCTTTCTAAGTTTATAGGTGCTCTTGCGTATAAAGCACGGTGTTGTAAATCCCATAGTTGCTAATTTAATCAATCCATATAACTTTAAGAATTAACACAAGGAAGGATAATCCAATTGTTCCTAATGCAAAAGCACCAAATATTTTTACATACTTTTTTAGTTTTTGGTTATTCCTAGATTCTTCATCCCAATTTAATGCTATTGTTAGTCCTAATTGTACAAATATCATTGTTATTGCTATTGAAAATAGCACTTTTAATAAGTAATCCATGTTAGTCCTCTTTCTTTACCAATTCAACTTCTGTCGGCTCTTCATCTTCCCATTTTACTTCGGGAAATAAAGAAGAATCTAGCTTGTAGAAATTATGGGGATTGTCACTACATAATTGCCAACTTTCCGAATACTTCACGGGTTGCTTTTTATAAAGATACAAATCACCATCTTTGTCTCTTGCTATATACATATTCAATCTCCTTTCTCCTTTAAGTCATTAATTGCAATACCCCTAATACCTCTAGAGCCAAATCCGCTATAAGTCAACGTTCCTCCATAAAACTCAATAGTGTCTCCCTTAACAGTAATAATAGTTCCTCCTTTTAAACGACCAGCTATATCATCTTTACAAGAGAATAGCATGATTATCATAAGTATAAGTAATACAAACCTCATCAGTCAGTCTCCTTTCTCTTTAATCCGTTCTAGTACATCTCTGTTGGCTTCCAGTATTTCATCGAAAGAAGGGATGGGCATCCAACATATAACATCATCTATCACTTCATCATAATAACCACCATTACTTTTCATCCATTTGTTTTCAGATGAAAAATACGCTTTGAATATTTCAAAATTCTTAGTCATTACAACGCAATCGTCAGATGTATCACAACCATCTTTATCTTCCACCCTTATCCACGGAGATTGCTTTGCCTGCCATTCTGCACCAGCTATGAAGTCTTCACTGCAATTACCCTTGCGTAGAACATAATTGTCCGCATCCACTTCTTTGAGAACGTTTCTCCGAAAATATGTTTTACCTATGGAATAATCTTTTGCCGCCTTTTCAATATCTTCTCGTTTCATTCTTCAACTCCTTTCTGTTCTCTTTTTTCTGCAAATGGAGTTTAACCTTTTCCGGGTCAAACTCATAGTTTTCGCATTTATGGCTGTTTGCCATAACGAGAAATAACGGGAATAATAACCCGTGCTTACAACCCCTTCCGTATTCGTCCGATGCAGATTTACAAGTATCGCATCTGTAGATGTCTTGTATACAAGCTACACCCATATATTTGCCTCCTTTCTGTTCTGTTATACGTTAAACCTCTATCTCAAACTGCTCATTTTTTGCAGATGGCATACAGTCAAGAAGAGAAGAACCTACTGAAACGTAATAGACACCATCTTTTTCAAGCGGGAGCCAATGGAAGTAGCGTCCTGTTTCCTCATGCATTACCGGAATCCCAAATTTATTAAGCGGTCTACCATCTATACCTCGAAACTTTCTACGCCATTTATCAATAAATTCACGACCTTCTTTCTTTCGTTTATTGATTTTCCAACACGGATGCTTCTTATCATCATTATTCGGAATCAGTTTTTCAGAGATAAACTCCTTATCATCAAATCCAATAAGAGTATAAAGCCACTCAGCGGTTATTCCAAACGCCCATCTATATCCGAGACTATCCGGTCTTGAACCACAATATTCCTGAATCATATCTTTAGCTTCGTTTTGTTCGCGCATAAGCTGTTCATTCATTTGTCTCAGTAGCTTCTCAAGCTCCGAACCTTGTTTTGCTATTATCTTCATATCTATATTTTTACGAATATCTTTCCTTCATTTTGTCAATCCAATCAATATAGGCTTGCCTTGCCTTTTGTTTAGCAAGCTGCTCCATTGAATCAGTGATAGTATCACCGTTCTCCTCCATATCCTCACAAAAATGGTCAACCCAACTAAACGGGTCATACTCTATAAATTCTTCTGTCCGGCAAAATGGGCAGGGAACATCCTCTCCCTTATCATAAAGATTACCATTCTCATCACAGTAGTCTAAATCTTGTAATATACCATCAACGCAGCACGCATCGGGATAACTTGCGCCCCAATATGGAAATTGAGGACATGGTTTCTTATTTTTACTCATATCTTATTCTGTTTTGAGCCTAATTAGGCTACATCGTTAATACTAATTTCTCCTTTCAAAACTCGCTCTACCTGTCTGTCGATTATCTCTTGAAACTCTATCTGGCAGATAAGCGAGCAATCCGGTATAATCTCTTCTACTGGGTCTCCCCGCCACGTTGGTAGTTCATCCAAGAAGATGCGCCCGTCTTTATCTTTCAAACAGGTAGCTCCAACATCACGCTCAATCTGCGCCATTTGAGCAAACACTTCTGGGAAGTCCTTCCGGATTTTATTCCAGTATCCCATACCACCTTTCACGCAACCGATACAGTTGTTGTTATTGTAACCCATCTTGTACATAGCGGGGATTTCAATACCAGCTTTCCAAAGCATACCCATCGCATCCTTTTTGGTTATCTGTCGCTCGATAAGTGGGAACAACGGCTTTGTATCAGGATATTGCTGTTTAAAGCGGATGGCTCGGTTTATCTCTTTAGGGTCGTAATCGAATCCCCAAACTTGACCGTCCCAAGAACCAAGTTCCTTTTCCAACTTGTAACGGACTTTCTTTTTCAGCTCAAGAGTACAAGCAGCACCATGCGCACCGTTGATATACCCCTTTCGCAACACATCAGACACACAGGTGTACTTGTCGCTTCGGATAATGTGGATAGATTGATTGTACCACTTTTCACAATCTGCCAAGAATCTAGTGTTATCGGGATGTCCGGAGCCAGTATCTATGTAGTAAAGCTGTACATCTTTGTACAGACTCAACGCTATCTTACAAGCTACTGCGGATGTTACACCGCAAGAAAACCATGCTATTATCATTTGATTCCTTTCTGAATTTGTTTTACTCTAATTGATTCTAACATACTTACCTGCGATATCACAGGTTCTTAATATCTCTGCATTCTCTTCACCGAAAGCGATTAGGATACTACCACAACCGGGAGAATCTCCGCGTGTTCCATCTTGGCGAAAGAAACGAATCCGGTTACGCAAAAACTTCATCGCTGTTGCCTTCTCGAATATTACATCTTGAAACATCTTTGAATCGCAACGGTTGAAAAGTAATGCAATTCCGTTTCCATGCTCTGCCAAACGCTTAACAAACTGTTCTATAAGCGGACGGGAATAAGGAGGATTTAGCCAAACCCGACCTATCCATTTTTTAGTTAATCCATCCTGATTCTTGTTGTACATGATTTCTGCTGTTTGCCAAAGTGGGTTAACCGGAGCACATGGATCTAAATCGAACTTTCCCAATGCGTCTATAATTTCCTTTGGCGTGTACCATTCGTCAGTGGTATTAGCTGACTTTTCAAAGGTTGTATTCATTGCTTATTTGTTTTTATCAGTCTTTTACTCTAATTGTTCTATTTTTTCTATCGCTTTAAATATCTCAAGAATCACCTGCGGGACTATGGCGTTTCCGTATCCTTTGACTGATTCCTGTCTCCATTTTGTGAAAGGAATGGTAAGGTTGTCCACATTAAAGGGAACCCCATCATTTCCTCCACAAACAGGGGATTGAGTTGGGAAGTTTTGCCAGTCTGGGAAAAGCGATCCGCTAAACTGTTCGTGGCTGGATTTCTTCTTCTCTTTTCCAACGCTTCCAAAGTTGATGCACCCTTGTAATCGTTTGTTGTAGGAGTAGGGAGCATACCGCAAGCTGCCAAATCGTTCAATTCCATTGTCCATCCTTGCTCTATTTTCCGCTTCGTTCGACCGTCTTCCGGTTTTGAGCCATTCTTGTAGCTTCTCGCTGTTGGAGTTGGTAGCATCCCATTCATAGCCATTGCGGTCAGTGCTGTCCCCATCTGACTCTTCGGGTTGTACTTTTTCGTGTATTTGTCCGCTTCCCGAGCATTGGGAGTCGGAAGTAGTTGAACTATTCTTGCAAGTCCCACACTTCCGTTTATTCCATTCTGATTGACCTTCCTCGGAATACCGTTTCCAGTCATAATGAAATGGTCGTTCTTTCCAATTATCGCTCCGGTTGTTGCATCGCTCGCCATTGGGGGCGGAAGCATTCCGTGGAAATCCATGAAGTCCATTAGACCATTCGGGCGATTGCTTCCGTTTTTCCGACTCGCCATCGTTTCCGCACCTGCATCTTTCAGATGCCTCACACGTTCCGGATGATAAATATCCGTAGCCATTGGTGTCGGGAGCAATTCCATCGGATAGAACCTTGTCTTCCCGTTCTCGTCGCACATCTTCAGTCCTTGAGTCTGCACAGTGGGCAATAAACCACACTCTGTCCCTTCTATGGGGCGCTCCGACGGCACAAGCCGGAATAAGCAACGGTTGGACGGAATATCCTTCTCGCTCAAGG